CCTGCGCTTTGTGGCACGAATAGTTCGCGGCCATGCTCACCTACTGTGTAGGGCTGACCAGCTTGGACAACCCCACCAGAAGCCTGACCCTTTGCACCCGCACCAAACAAGCGACCAATAGCGCCCGCGATGCCAGTTCCAGCCTCAACAGTGCCAACCATGCGCTGCACAACAAGCACTCGATAAAGCTGACTAATGATGTCTCGCGCCATGCTGCGGAAGGCATCCTTCGCTTTTACAGTTCCATCAACCATACCCATGAACGCAGCTTCCATTTGGGTTTCCATTGTCTGGAATGTGCTGCGCAGAAGGTCAGTGGTAACACCCAAGTCTTGAAGAAGTTCATTTCCATTAATAATCTCTTCAAGTAATTTCTCATATTCATCTGTGACTTGGGCAACCCCACCAGCGGATGCGCCTAAGTTCTCTGGCGTTAGTGCTGGCGGGATGTCACCATCCTGACCAAGTTGCCTTAGTGCCTCGCGCAAACCCTGAGCCTCTGCCGCTAGACCCTCAAGTCGAAGCATTGCACCTTCAACATTGGTAGCGCCGACTAGTCCTGTTTCATCAAAAGGTATATTCCCAAGTCTGTCAGCCTGAGCAACAGCATTATCAATCGCATCAGTAATCAGATCAATTTCGTCAAGTCTGGCTTGCATCTGTTCTGCAATCGGCATCGAACCAAACAGGTAATTGATTTGTTCAGCAATAACCCTGATGCCATTTGCAGCCGTCACAAGCAGAGGCGCAAGGCTCATCAAGGCTTGGCTCAATTCAGCGTTAATGACGCGAGATAGTAGACCAAGTTTATTTTCAGTTTCTTCTGCACTGCGGATCAAATCCTCATCAATCACGATGCCAAGGTCACGCGCGTTCTGTCGCATACGCTCCATGCCTTCTGCGCCTTCGCGCAACAGGTTCAACATCGGGACACCAGAGCGACCAAACAACTGCTGCGCTAGTGCGGTGCGGGATGTTGCGTCCTCAACCTTGACCATTTCATCTGCAACAGTTTGCAGCGCCTGATCTAGTGGCATCTGCGCCAAATCTTCTGCGCTCAAGTTCAGGTCATCAAGAGCATAACGCGCCTGACCCAAGCCCTGCCGCGCTTCGCCCAAGCGCCGCGAGAATTGCATCATTGAGTTGTCTAAGGCTTCCTGAGAAACGCCTGCCTCTTCAGCAACAGTGCGAAGTTCTTGCAGTGCATCGGTGGTCAAGCCAATGGCATCGGCCTTCTTGCCGATTTCGTCCAACTCAGACACAACGCGGCGCACCTGCTGGATAACAAGACCCGCAGACAATGCAGGCAAGAACGTGCGCGCAGCACCAGCCAGCGCGGTAAATGATCCACGCGCTGACATCAGGCTGCGATTTGATTGCTTCGAGAAACGCTCAACCCTGCGCTGCGCACGATCCATTGCTTTTGTAAACTCGCGGTCACGCGCGCTCAGAATTACGTTTAGCTGTTCTGCACTAATTGCCATCTACACGCCTCACAAGTTCACGATACTCATCAGCCGACATGGCCTCAGAACCAGCCTTCTTAGGATTGTGCGCATCATGCCATCCCTCGAAGATGATGAATGTGTCTTTTGGCAACATATCACGAATTTCATCAGGGCGTAAACCAATGACAATGCCATTGCGAATTAACTGTCTAACATTCAGGCGGCTTGGGGGTTTTCCTTGGTCTTTTTTTTTGATTTATTTTCTGCTTCATCCATCGCATCTGGCATGAACGCTACACCGACAATGGCCTGCGCAAGCTGAAATAGGTGCATCAACTGATCTGGCCCGCATTCGGACAAAACCTTGTCAGCATCGTGATCCTTCATGCCGCCGCCAACTAGGGCAAGCGCAACTAAATCACGCACCTCTGTGCTGCTTGGCTTCTTGCCGCGACCAAACACGCCTTCCCAGAACTCAAATATGCCGCGATGTTTATCTTCAAATCGCTCAATTTCACGATTGCGCAAAATGAAAGTATAAGAGGTGTCGCCGATATACTCGACAACACCCCCGCGCGGCGCTTCTGCCGTGATACTCATTACGCAGCCGTGAACGTAACCGTGCCAGTGCTTTCGAGGCTGATGCTGTAAGTCACACCGCCCTCTGTCTCACCGCCAAACTCAAGCGATGTAATGCGGAATGCGCCAGCGTATGTGCCGAAATCAGGGACAACCACTTGGAAGTTTGCCTGATTGTCGTTCTGCATTGCCACAGTGTTCATGCGTGCTTCTGCGGTGCTGTCCTCGAAGAAGCCATCGCCAGAGACAGACACGTTCTTCAAGCCTGCCAATGTCTCAGTCCACAGCGCGCCCTCTGGCGTTGTGCAGTCTGGGGTGGTGACATCAATCGCAGAGTTGTTGATTGTCAGCGATTTGCTGTTCAAACCGCAAAGGTTTGAGAAAGTTTCAGAAACTTCGCCATCGCCGATCTTAACGAGCAAGGCGCGTCCAAGTTGTTTAGCCATGATCGGCCTCCTTCAAATGCGCCTGCCCACAGCGCGGAGTTTAGGCGGTTTCCTCAAGCATCGCTTGAAGCGCGATGACAGCCGTATATCCACGACCCTCACCATCTCTTGTAACCGAAAAGGTCTGGAATATCAATTCGACCAGAGTATGCCCAGCAACTGTGACAGAAGCCTCTTGCCTATGCAAAGCCTCTTTGACAGCTTCGACCATTTGCGCGGCCTCAACGCGGCCAGATGCGCTGCGCGAATGCGCCTCAATCGAAACGCTGACCAGCGATCCTTCGGTTGTATCAGTGTCAAACGCGCTTGGCTCAATGTCGCCAAATCGAATGTAAGGAAAAGTTACATTCTGAGGCGGTTCATCATAAATGCGCGTTGAAACAATAGAAGTCACACCGCTATTTGCGGCGAGTGCAGCGCGAAGCCCCTTCTGCAAAGCAAGACTAAACCCATCAGCCATTGACTGCACTCCTAGCTGCCTTGCGGATTGCATTGCGGATACTATTCTTGAACCGCTTGCCAAGGTGGCGCTGCATTATTCTCATATATGGCGATGGATTTGTTTCGCCGCGATCAGCACGCTTTGCACCAAACTCCACAGAACGCGCTTTAATCTGCGCTTCTTTTTCTGGCGGGGCCGCTTCGACCGATCCGCTCATGCCACCGTCATCATATTTCGTGTAAATCCAGCCTTTAAGCTGACCACTAGCAACAGGCACAAGGCCGCGTGCCATCCGCGCGCCAGCTTCTGTGTTGCGCCGAATGACCTTTGTGACCTCATCGCGGGTTTCTTTTGGCAAATCTTTAAGCTGTTTGCGCAGTCTGTTCGCACCCTCAACTCTCATGTCGCCACACCCCGCTCTAGCTTAAACTCAAGCATGGTATTTTTTGCGTCAACTTGGATAACGTCTTTGATGTTCCAATATTTGCCGCGACACAAAACACGATCAGCCGATGTGATGGTCTGGGTGGTGCTGTCAGATCGCGTGCGCAAAGTTGCCTGACCTACATCAGACAGCGCACCGCCCTGAATATCTTCTTTGCCCGTAACTTCACGAATATCTACAGACCGCGTAACCAAGTCAGCCCAGCCAGTGTAAACATTACCGTAAGCATCAACCGAGCCTTCGCTTAAACGCTGAAAAGTTGCACGGTCACGCAGCAATCCAGCCTTAACCATACCAAGCCCGCCTGTGCATATCCACCAGCGTGTCAAATCCATAAGGGACACTGTTCAGATTATCCATCATGGCAGTCTCACGGTTGTCATACCAATGCCCGATCAACATCATCAGAGCATGACGCAGCGTTTCTGGGACATCTGCCGCTGTCTCGCCATAGCCGATTGTGTATTCAATGCGAATTGCGTCAGACCGCTGCTGTGTGACGGGCCAGCTAAACCCCTCTTTAGGATGAACAAATGTAGCAAATGATGGGCCAATGCCCTCATAATTGGTCAGCGTATCAGTCTGCAAGTCGCCGTTTGTGTCATAATATTTGATCGCATTGATCTGAACGACTGGCCCCAAGATTAACTTAACTGAAGCAGGTGGCGTGCTGTCTACCCACTGACCCCACTTCTGTGAAATCATGGCATGACCAAGCGCGCCCTGCACATCTGTGTAGGTGACAGCAACATTGATCAGACGATTGATCAGCGTGTCGTCATCAGTATGTTCAATGCGCAACTGATCCTTCACCTCTGTCAGTGTGACAGGGGTGATGGCTGGAGCCTCAAGCAATACAAGTGCATCGTGACAGGCAAGAGGCTTAACCATTTCTTATTCGTCCTTTACGGCCTTGCGTGTGAAACGCTTCTTAGTTGCACGTTCAACCTTTGGCTCTTCAACAGGCTCTGCGATGCCAGCCGAGATGAAGCGAAGTGCCTCTGCCTCATTAGCGTCAATCACATCACCTGCATTGTGCGAAAAGTCGATGCCTGCCATTGATGTCAAAAGTCTAATCTTGGGCATTATACCCTCCATTCTTCAGATCAACTTAATAAGCAGGGCGATCATGCCGCCCTGCCCATAAATTGACCTTACGCTGCGGCCAGTGCGAGGTGCTTAACTGCGTTCACATTGGACAGAACACCGTCAAAGCGGATGTAGCCCAAGATGCCGTAGTCAGGTGCAAAACGCTCACGCGCAACATAGATGGATGGTGCGCCTACCTTGCGAACATAGAACTTCGACATATCACCGAAGAGCATGACCTTGGAAGATACACCATCACCGATGCCAGCCATTGCTTGGTTTACAACTACGTTGTAGCCGAGCAAGTTCTGTGGGATGCCAGCCTGATAGTTGCCCATCTGCCAGAGGTAGTTGCCGTTGCCATCCTTCAGCTTGCGAACTGCTGCCAATGTGCTGTCATCCATCATGATGGCAGTGTTTGGAGCCGAGCGGTAAGCAGGGTCAACAGAGTGGATCAGGTCGATGATCTCATCAGCAGTGATGGCGTTAGTTGCGGCTGCAACTTTACCTTCTGCCGAGTTGGTCACGATGCCTTCAACGTCAGAAGAACCAGAACCAGTGGTCAGCTTGCTGTTGGCGATACGGCCAAGACGCTCACCGATCAACTCACCCAACAGGCTTTCCATGTTCAGGATGCTGTCTGCATTGAGTTCTGCCGACCAGCGAACCCACTCGCTGTCGAATGCATATGCGCCCAAAGACTTCTGGCCGAAGGTAACGTCCTTGCCACCATCGTCAGTTGGCTGAGTGCCTTCAGTGTGCGCAACTGCGGTGACTGCGGTGTCATCTACAGTTGGGATGTTGAAGGTGCGGCCATCGGTCGAGTTGATGACAGTGAAGAACTGGTTGCCATACATTGGGCCAGTTGCGATCATTGCCTTTTCGATGAAGGTCGCCAACTCAGTTGGGACAGTGTAGCCACCAGCAGTGCTGGAAGTGGTCTGTGCGCGATGCTCTTTAAGAACATTGCGAACTTCTGCGTCTACATAGGCATCGCCACCTGCTGCGATCATTTCAGCAAATGCAGCGCGATAGTCCATCTGGAAGCCAGCGTCTACCGCAGGTGCGGAACCAGCTTCTGCCTGTGGGCGGCGAGAGAAATCAACTGCTTCGCCAGCGCGAAGTGCAGCTTCAACTTTCTCAAGACGCTCAACCTTAGCGGCCAGCTTGTCGTGGTCTGCCATCATTGCGTCAAATTCACGCTCAATCTCAGCAGCACGATCCTCTGGAGTGTCATCCGATACATCGGACAACTTTGCGCGGGCCTCAGTGGCGATACGCGCCATCTTCTCCCGCATTTCTTTAATGTCAGCCATTTTGGGCCTCCTTCAAACTGCGCTTGCCCAAGGCGCGGGACAGGGCCAACAGCGGGAGCCGCTGCTATTACGCCAAGCGAGACTTCATGCGAAGCCGCCGTGCCGCTTGGGTTTTCTTTTGCTCTTCGCGGTATTGCTGCAAAGAACGCAAACCAATCTCTGTGCCATCATAAGCTGGCGTGGTGACGATTGATACATCATAAAGCTGTAGGTCCTGAATACTACGCTTCGGCATATCGCCGCTGTCATCCCATTCTTGACGGGTCGGGATGAAAGCAAACGACATTTTGTCAAGATCGCCGCGCCGCATCTTGGGAACGATAGCGCGCACATCTGGATCGCTTGGGTCAAGTTCGCTTTCGATGAATAGGCCACGATCATCTTGCGTCAGGCGCAACGTGCCAGAACGAGTGCGGGCCAGTGGCAGGCCATCATGATTGACCAAGAACACAACGTCATCTTGACGCTCAAGTGCTGATGCAAATGCGCCAGCTTCAATCACCTCAGTGAACATACCGCCAATGTTTGTCTCTTGACCAAACACAGCCGCATAACCCGATACGCGGATCGGGCCATCATCTTCTTCACGAATTTCAACAGGCTCACTCAAAGCCCGAATTTCAGCATTTGCCATCTGTGCCTCCAATGTCTGCGGCAAAGATACCACACTTGAACGCTCATCGTCCACAGGTGCAGCGTCACCAGTTCTTTCGTCATCTTCCTGTTCAGCCTCAACCAAACTATTGGCCCACTCTCTTGCAGGGTTCCCACCCCACAACTTCCAAGCGATCGTAAAAGCGTTAGGCCCACCATCTGCTTCTTTGCCATTGTAGTCGCGGTCATAGTTAGCCCCATGACGGGCGAAATAGCTGCGCATACGCCGAACAGTTTCCATCGACAAATCTGCTTTGTTTGAAATATCACGCGCTCTTGCAACACCAACCTCAGTGCCGCCTCTGCCCCACTCTCTGCGCAACTCCAGACCCTGCCGCGCCTGATCAGCCATTGCATCATTCGGTGTCGGCATCGAGAACCCCTGCGCTTTGCATTGCAATCGGAACAGTCGCGCCTTGGATCATCAAGCTGTCGCCTTCGGGCATAGGCTCAAGGTTCTCAATGTCACGCACCTCATTCGGAGTGCGGATGCCGTTCTGAATAGATGTCGCGTGACCTTCCATGCGGGTCTTGAAGTCGCCGCGCAGCAGGCCATCCACGTTAAATTCAACATATTGATTTGCACCGCGACCAAACAGCTTTAGGTTTAACTCCTGTTCAAACTGTTCAATCCAACGCTTCAGCGTATGTTTAACAAAATGCAAGTCTTGCTGTTCAGTATTGCTGAAAGTGCCTTTGCTCAGGTCTTGCAAGAACACTGGCGGCAGGCTGTAGATGCGCGCGATTTGCTCAATGCTAAACCGCTGCAACTCAAGCAACTGCATTTCGTTAGGATTAAATCCAACAGGCTTCAATTCGTGACCCATTGGAATAGCCATCACAGGCTTGCCCTCACGCGCCAGCTTCATTGTGGTGTTAGCCACATCGGTTGACGCACGCGCAGCCGCCGCCCCAGATTGGAATGGGCCTTGCAGGGTCATTGGCGGGATGCCGCCAGACTGAAACGCCTTTGAACCATATTTGGTTGCAGCAATGGCCAGACCAATCGCGTCTTTGTTGGTCATGATCGGGCCGCGCACATCCAAATTATTTGGCTTCATCATGAAAGATACGTCAATCACTTCGCTAGAAGCATACTTGATGCCCTTGTAAGTGTAGACCTTGATCAGCTTTCTGCCTTCATAGACATGATCCACGCGCGTATGGTTCGGATCAAGCGGCCAAATGTTCACAATCTGACCGCTGGCATTGCGCTCAATGTAGCTGACACAGCGCCCGCCAGTGAAAACTTGGTCGAAAAGATACTTGCGCCATTCAAATGATGACATCTCATCATTGGTAATATTGCTCAAAATGCGCGGTAAAGTTCCATTTGTTACAAGAACTCGACCTTTTCTTGTCTTTCTGTAGATGTTTAGCGGCAATCCAGCCAATGTGCCGCTCAAGAAGTTGACAGCAGACCAAATCGCTGGAACGCCCAAGGCGTTGTCTATAGTGACATTTATGCCAGCCTCAGAAAGACCGCCACCCCAACCCATAACCTGCAAGAAATCCTCAGCAGATACAGGCGCATTTGGATTTTCTAGATTGCGGGCTTCCGTGGTGCGAAAGCTGTCAAAAATACCCATTTCATCTTTCCACGCGCATGGTTTGATCGGAATATATACTAGATTTAGTCAAGCGTAAAGTTAGGGTCATCCCAAGCCGATACAATCGTTTCTTCAAAGGCCGCAACACCAAGCGCCATCGCCAGTGCAACAAGTCCGTCAATTCTACCGACTGATCTAGATTTGGTCAATTTTCTATTACCTGCTGGGTCGCGCTCTGCAACAGCATTGGCTGCGCACATATTCAGGATGGGATTATTGCCATGGCATATCTTTTTATCAGCAACCAGCCGCTCTAGCTTATCAATAGCAGGGGCCATGTCTTTGAAGCCCTGACCAAATGGCTGCAAACTCACAATGCAACCCATAGCGTCCAGTTCTTTTGTGAACTCGTTGATGCGCCATCTGTCATAGGCCAGTAATTCAATCTGATATTCAGCCGATGCTTCGGCCACGCACTGCGCAACCACCGTAGGTGAAATGACAGGCCCATCGATCAAGGTCAAATATCCCTGATCTGCCCAGATGTCATACGGGATTTTGTCTGTCTTTGACTTTTCCCTGATGCCATCGGCTGGCAAAAAGAAGTGTGGCTTGATATGAAACTTTCCATCAATCGGAAACGCCATGACAAATGCAGTCAAGTCGCGGCTGGCCGACAAGTCAAGTCCAGCATAACAAAGCGATCCAGCAGGTATCTCTGGTGGCGCACTGTTGGCCTCCCATTCAGCACGGCTCAAGAATGGGCTTGTCGCCTCAATGCGCTGGTTGAGATAAAGCCAGCGGAAGCTGTTCTCCTTGGCAGGCAATCGTGCAGCCTGCTTTGCAAAATCCTCAACATCAGTAATGCTGCGAAAGTGGCCAAGTGCTGGGTTCGCAGCCTTCCAAGCCTTCTTGTCCAAAACATCGCAATCCTCTGGCGCTGTATATACATGACTGACAATTCTCTTGTCTTTTGCATTCGCAGCATCATCCAGCCAGATACTGAACAGATCGCCATCGGTTGCAGCCTGCGTGCTGATCGCAATCAGCAGCGGATCATCATGCGCGCCCTGCGCCGTCTCAATCGCCTCAATGAAAGCATCTTGCTGGCCACGAACCTGACCGACCTCATCCAAGATCGCCAGCACAGGTGATAGTCCGTGCGCAG